TTAAAGTCTGGAGCTCCTGCTGGTTTTTTCTCTGTAATGAATTGTTCGAATAACTTTATAAATTTCATGTTAATCTTCCTTTGATTTGAATGGTAACTTTTTATCGTGACCTCCGTCTCTAACTTCTTTAGCAACGTCTTTGTCAGCACCTCCCCATGTTCCTTTACCTTTTTCTAAGAATGCATTTATTCTCGCATATCCCCAACCTTCTTGTGTCATTCCCGGGTGGTGTCCACTATTCCATGCGTCCATTCCACGTCTCATTATAATTCTCAATAATGGTACAGGTACTCCACTTTCTTTTGATTTATTCTTGATTCCGGTTTCTACAGCCTTACCCTCAAGTGGGCCTCTGTCTCCTTTAGCCTTTTCTGCCTCAGTAATAAACTGTTCAAATAATTTAATGCGTTTCATTAATTATATATCTAAGATAAAACGGTATCTAGATATTCTTTACGATATCTAAGTAATGCTAATTCTTTTGCCTTAACTTCTAGTTCAATATCTATATCCATATCGTATGTTTCTATCTTTTCATATACATAGTCAGCATGTGCTCTTAGAATAACTGAATCATCTTCGTTTAATTTCTTAGAAGAAGAATAGTGACACAGCTGTCGAATACCCTTTGGCCATGTAGTTGCACATAATTTTAATGCATCTTCCTCAGACATAGGATCCTCATAACACATGTGGTGGTGATAATCGAAAGTGATAGGTATATTAGTCTTTTCGTAAATTTCATAAAGATCTTCTACGCCATATTGTGCAGGCTTATCGTCATTTTCTAAAACTAATCGAGCCTGTGCAGATGTAGATAGTAGTTTAAAGTTATCAACGAACCTTTGTTTTGCAGCATCCTTATCACCATACGAACCGCCTACGTGAATGTTCATAGAATATGTGTGATTAATTGGCAATCCCATAGTGTCTAATATAAAGGCAGCTTGATCTAATTCTCTAATAGCAGAAGTTACAGTTTTAGGGGTTGGGCTCGGTAGAACACAAAATTGACCAGGATGAAATCCTATACGTTGATTGTATTTTTGTACGAGAGTACCTGCACCCTTAAGTAAATTAGATATTGTTTTCCAGTTAGGTAAATCCGTAAGTTGATACTCGCTCATCCAAGGAAACATAGAACTTGACATACGATATACATTTATACCTTTCTTATGATTCCATTTAATAATTTCAACAAGATCACGAATATTTGCTTCAGCTAATTCACCAGCGTATTTAATACCCTTTGCAGTAAAAGTTCGTTTGATCATAGATCTACCTATTTTGATATCGTGATCTTTTTGTAGTGTTAGATTGATGCAACAATATCCGTAATTTGCTTTTCCCATATTCTTTATATTAAATTGTTTATACTACATCAGAGTATTCTTCCTTGTTTTCAAATTCATTAAAATGATCCTGGGTTGCACAATTAAGTATTGTGTTTTCTATAATAGTATTAAGATCTTTTGCACTACACATTTCTATCTGAGCCGCATTAAATGCCATTGCCATCATAGGATCTTCAAACTTATTAACAGAATGTAATGCAATAGCACTAGTAATATTTTCCAATAGTAAGTTAACATCCTTTGTTATGCTACCAGCATGCAATCCTAGCCCATAATCTGGATTTTGTATGTATAACCTATCAATTACATCATCTAGGGGGTTCATTATTAGATATGTTTGTAAATATGTTTTGATATAATCAACAGAAACATCGTCAACGTATTGTGAAGTTGATAAGAATGTACCTGTTGTTTTAATGTTAGATGCTTTGAATGTTATTTCAGTAAAAGTCATTATTTTATATTTAGTTTAGTTATTTTAAAAGTTCTAGTGGAGTGATTCGTGAGCTTCATTCTGAGCAATTTCAGGATGTTCATCATTAATATAATCAATTTCATCTTCAGTTAAATCCCGACATTCATCGTCCCATGTTACAACGCTTCCGGATGTGACAAACGCATCACAAAAATCAGGATAATCATTCATATCAACACCATCAACTTCTATGTATCTTAATTGAGACATTTTAAATGTTGGGGTAAATTTAGGTTCTGGTGTATAACCTGATTCTTTCATTTCTTTTGCCATTCTGGCTCTAAATTGTTCTAGCATAATATTTGTTTTTAATTATTTGTTATATGTAAATATAAACCTTTTTATTGATATAAAAAAACTTTTAGGCATTTATTTTCATTTATTTTAGCATAAATTTAAAATTCTGTTCTTTGAATATCCTAATTCATTTACTGCCCAGTCAACAGCCTCTTCCATGTTTGGAGTTATAATGGGATATTCATTAGTCCTATCAAGTATTCTCCTAACCTCTAGAACCCTAAGCTTAACAGCCGATGTTGATCTACCAAGATCTACTGCTATTTGTTTACATAAAGTTGATTGATCCATTTTAGTAACTCCATTCAAATAAGATTCAATGAATTGTTTTGATTCAGTTAAGGGCCATGCCTCATAATGTTTAGTTCCTTTCATAATTTATCTTTCTAGTATTACAAAGTCTCCGAATGCGTCATCAAAAACTTTAATTAAATTTTCATAATCTCCACTCATCATTTGAGCTTGTATTTCTTCGTATGGTTTATCTAGATCCTGTGAAAATCTTTTAGCGTATGCTAATAATGCGAATGCATTTCCATCTGGACCTGTAAGATCTATAATGATCGGATCTCCTTGGTGTTTGTGTAGTTTCTTTCTAATCATGTTTATATTATTTGTTATATGTAAATATAAACAAAAAAAGTGAACCAGGAAAATCCTGACTCACTTATTTTTAAAAGTTATTAACAATTTGTTATTTCCTCATAGCTTTCTTAAATGCTTTTTTTAACTTTTCAATTTGAGCTTTTAATTCAGTAGAACCTCCCTCTGAAACTGGAGGATGACTATTATCTTCTAAAAGTCCTATTGAGTCTTTTAATTCATCGATGTCACCATAGATTTCTTCAATGTCCTCTTCAAAACATTCTTTAAATTCTTGAACATCTAGGTCTAATTCTATAACCCGGGTTTTTAGATCTATAGCCCTATCAGATATAACCTCTAGTTCTTTACCGATCTGAACTACTTTAATAGTAATTAGTACTATTAAAACCAACGATACTCCTAATAAAAATGCTAATACTGCGATTGCTCCCATTTCTTTATTTATTTAAAATTATTGATTTATAATTGCTTCACTAGTTAACCAAGTTGCGAATTCTGTATTTGTTTTAAATTGATATTCAAATTCACCAGCAACCCAATAATCATGTCCAATTCCATACATTCCTAATCCATCAGACCATTTGTGGCACCATGATTTTTGCCAAATAACTGAATCATTTCTATAACCCTGTAATGGCTGGTCCCGGTATACTAGGTACCAATCGTTTAATTCAATAAGCTCTTCGTAATGTTTTACTTCTTGTTCTGAAAATTTACCAGTTCCTTCTTCAATTGATTTAAGATACCAATGTATTTGTGAGTGCCATGGATTATACCTATCACATAGTTGTTCTCTTGAATAACCCTGTGGAGATAGTTCAAAGATCTTGTCTTCTAGAAAGTTAACTTCAGTTTCTAGTTCTTCTAGTTTAGTGTAATAATCTTCCTCTATTCCAATATGTTTAAAAGTTAAGAATAAAATAAAGCCTATCCAGATAATTGATGTAATGATAATTGATGTCATAATAATATTGATGTTTAGATATTATATATGATATTGCATTTATGTTTCAGTTATTATTTCCAAAAAACCTGGACACATAATATACAGAAAGATAGTGCTAAACATACTAGTGTTTTAGTTGTAAGGCCCTCACCCATAAACAAATAAGTTAAAGTAGTAAAGCTAATTATGCCTAACGTAAATCCAATAAATCTACCAGGCCATATAGCTCCATCGAAGTTTTCTGCTATTAATCTTGTTGCTATAATGAATATGTAACTAATTGTAGTTCCTCCAACAATCGATAGGGTCCACGGATTTTTCTTAAACCAAGGCCAAACGAATTGACCATTTGTTTGAAACCATATCATAGATTGCGCAAGTGCAAATAATAAAGTACCTACTATAAGACCTCTCATTAAAATAATTCGTTTGCTGTAGTTAATATATGAGATATAAAACTATGTCTATGATGTTCTGTTGCTCCACTTTCTTTGATTGCATTGATATGTTGTTTTGTTCCATATCCTTTATTTGAATTCCAACCATATTGCTCTAATCCTTCAGTTTCACTAAGTTCTTTCATTAATGAATCTCTTTCAGTTTTAGCTAAGATAGAAGCTGCAGCAATTGAAGTGTATTTGTTATCACCACCTACAATAGTCTCAAAGGGAATTCCGGCAAATCCATGGAACTGGTCTCCATCTACTAATATGAAATTGAATTCTTCCCCTCTATCATCTAAGTGTGTTAAACAATCATTCATGCCTATTAAAGTTGCTCTTAATATATTTGTAGATTCTATTCGGTTAACGCTAATATGTTTAACTGAATATGCTATTGCATTTTCAAGAACTATTTCTCGAGCAAGTTTACGTTCTTTTTCGTTTAATAGTTTTGAATCTTTAATTAGGGGGTGTTGGAATCCAGCTGGCATAATACAAGCTGCGACTGTTACAGGTCCGGCCAGTGCACCACGACCTGCTTCGTCAATTCCTATTTCTGTAATATTTTGGTCGTTATTGTATGATCCTTTAAGTAAGATGTGAGTAGACATATATAATTATTTAGTTATTATACTAAAAAACTTATATTTGTTTCTTACTCATTTTCAATTTTCCACTTATCATATCGCTTAACAACATCGATTAAGATTTTTGCTCTAACAATATCGTTTTCATTAAATTTGTGAGTTCCAATTCCACGAACACCTTCCATAATATCTGTAAACTTTTCTAGGCCAATGTTATTCTTTGCAATATCATATTGACTAACATCACCAGTTACGATAACCTTAGAACCTTTACCCATTCTTGTTACAAATAACATTAGTTGTTTAAATGTAGCGTTCTGTGCTTCATCTAATATCATAAGTGAATCATCAAAGGTATCTCCTCTCATAAATGCAAGAGGTCTAAATTGTATAATTTCAGATTCTACTAATTGGTTTGTGATTGCATGTCCAACAATCTTTATTAAGTTTGAAATGTATGATTGCATATATGGATCTATCTTTTCACCAATGTCTCCTGGAAGAAATCCTAACTTCTCCCCAGCCTCTTGAATAGGCTTACACAATATAATTGTTTTAATCTTTTTCTCTGCTAGTAATTTTAGTGCAACATAGCATGCTGTAAATGTTTTAGATGTTCCTGCTGGACCTTGACAAAAAGTGATGTCATTCTCTAAAATCTGTTGGACGTATCTCTGTTGAGATTGTCTTAATTGAACTTTAACGTTTTCTGGTTTAATATTAACTTTACTTCTATTTATCTTTGTATTCTTATTATTTTCAGAATCTTTGCTCATGTATTTTATTTTATGTTTAGTTACCTGCCATTATAACAAGTTCTTTTAGTTTCACTAATTTTTCACATTTCTCATACTCTTCTATTCCTTCAAAGTAAACTATTAAAATGTCAATGAATTCCGCCCTTTGTCCGATACCATGTGGTATCTCTATAATATCTGCACCCTCTTTGAATACTACAAATCGGTTTACTGTTTTTGTAAAGTTACGTGTAATTGTATAATAAGAAGATCTCATCAATGAATCTCTATCTTCTCCTAGAATATCCGCCATCTTATTGTTTTGTTTTTAAGGTAAGATATCTTTTGATAACTTACCATTTATATATTTGAACGGTGATACTTACACGTCCAAATACTTAAAAAAAGTATAATGATATTATAATCTAATTATTGATATCATTACGCTTCTGCTCAACATACTTTGCTTTTTGAAGCTGTGTACGCTTTGCAGCGGATGGTTTTGTATATTCTTTCTTTTCCCTAAGCTTTTTTACTTGCTTAACTTTTATGGATTTATATTTATATCTTTTGAGAGCTTGCTCAATATTTCCTTTTTCTACTTTGATTATTAACATTTTATCTTGTCAATGATTTTTTTAATATTAGAACATTTTTCATATTCTTCGCATTTTACAAAGAAATTCAATATATTATTTAGAGCCTCTACTTTTTCTTCTACAGGGGATTCACTTTTAATTGCTTTATCTTCTCCTTCTATGACTGCATTATATACAATATTCATCATTACAGTTTTAGAACTATCTCTTAAACTATCAATGTTTTCGTTTTCCATAGAATCTTCAAAATCTCCTAAATCATGCATTCTCTAAATCTTTAATATGTTGTACGTGTTCTAATTGTTCTTTACTTAATTCAACATTTGATGATCTTAACTTGACCATTAAATTGCCGTAGTTATCTGTGTTATATATCGGAAATCCTTTTCCCGCAATTCTTAAAACCTTTCCTTCATTTGAATTAGAAGGAACATTAATCTTAAAGGTATTAAAAGGTGTTTTAATTTCAAATGAACCACCTATTAATATATCATAGAATGGTAAAACTAAATCTACCCATATATCCCCATTTGTTACTATTATATTAGGATCATGCATTATGTTCATAATTAAGGTAACATCACCATTGGGTGCGGAAGAATTAACAGGATGCGCCATTCCTTTACCTCTAATTTTTAACTTAGCACCTTCATGAATTCCTTTAGGTATTTTAATATTAAATTGTTGAGATCCAGTATCAATGTATTTAGTAGTTCCATAGTAAACTTCCTCTAAAGTTAATTTAATTCTAATAGTAATATCGGATCCTCTTGCATTTTGATTGAATGCATCATTAAACATTTGAGAAAAGTCACCATCGAAGTTATTAAATGTATGATTAAATCCATTAAACCCAGGTCCTCTACTATTTCTAGAAGCTCCCCATTTAAAATCATATTGCTTTTTCTTTTCAGGATCTCCTAAAGTTTCATAAGCTTCTGATATTTCTTTAAATTTAGATTCAGAACCACCTTTATCGGGATGGTGTAATTTAACGAGATCTCTATATGCTTTCTTAATATCAGATTGAGTTGCCTCTTTACTTACATTAAGTATCTCGTAATATTTCATTAAGCTTTTTTCTTGTTAGCGTTACGAGATTTAATAGCTTCCATCTTAGCTTCCATTAGTTTTTGCTTTGATTTTGCTTTGATTGATTTAGATTCTGCAATGTTTGCTTTTTTAAGCATATTGACTTCTCTGCTTTCTGCATTCTTCATCAATTCAGCAATTTTCTCAAGAGCTGTTGCGATTCTAGCGATGTGTATGTTATCTTCCATATATTATTTATTAAAGTTTTTCAAGCTCATATTTTAGATCTGCACACTTTTCATACTCTTCTAAGTCTTGAAAGTAAAATATAGTCTCTTCTATAATCCTCTTAATCACCTCAGGGTTTCGAGTTTGATCCGCGTCAATCCCGTGTTTAATTATAGCCTCGTAGTTTGCACGTGCTAATCTATCCTTAATCGACTCCAGGTAATCAGTCTCATTCTCAGTTGGCATTGATCCATCCTCGTCATCTAAATAAAAATCGTCAAATTCTTCGCTCATGTAGTATCTCTTTATTTGTTATATGTAAATATAAACCTTTTATTTGATATAAAAAAACTTTTGGGTATTTATTTTCAAATAATTTCCATATTTGACATTTTAAGCATAACATTCATTGTTGCTTTTACATCAAGTTCGCAATAATCCTTAATAGCTTCTAAATTACCATCCCAATATTGTCCAGATACTTCTGGTCCCGCAACGGTAGATCCTTTAGGGGATGGAATTCCAAATACACTACATAATAAATCTAGTGAAGCTCCATTCATTCCTCCAAATTTCCAGATATCATATGTATCTAATAAACAGTTTTCCCATGGTTTTAGTTTTTGAAAATGGAATTGGTGTGGAGGTATAATTCCGTTTATCAAACATTTCTTAACGATCCATGGCATATCAAACTTTTTGATATTATGTCCTGTTAATTTAACGTTTGAATTTTTAGAAAAGACAGCAGACATAATTCCACAAAATTCTTGAAGTAATTCAGCCTCATCATTTCCATAAAAAGATCTAATATTTCCGTCCTGTGCAATTCCAACCTCATCAAACTTAATCTGCCCAATTGATATTGTAATTATTCTACCGAATTCAGGGTATAATGCAGCTGCATTTATATATAGTTCATCTTCAGTTAATTCTCCTTTCTCAGAACCATACTCTCTAATAGTTCTAGCCTTTTTAAGCCAAAGATCGTATAAACCATCAGGCCCTTCGTTCTTTAACTCTTCCAAATCTCTATAATTTGCTGCAGTCTCTATATCTATAAAGAGCATTCCTTTTAAATCTGATACACTATACATATATTTTTTATTTTAATTGTTTTTCAGTAGTTCCCATTTCATTAATTGCAATTGGGTATCTTGTCCTATTGTTTTCAAAGTCCGCTGTTATTAAATAGTATTTAATTCCTGTTGTTTTTGATAAACCTTCACACATTTCTAATATAGGTCCGTAGTAAACAGACCCTGCAAATCTAAAATAGTATTTAGTTCCTATCTTTGGATTTTTAACTGTGATTTTTCTAGGTGGTTGTTTCTTTGCCATATACTAATTATATTCATTTAAATATAAAAGTTTACCCGGGCGTGAGATTATATCCTTAAAGATATAGTTTTGATTATAAATCTGTCCAAGTAGAGTGTAGTAGTTTTTCTCTAATAGAAGTATATGTATCATAGGGTATTAAAACCTCTAAGAATCCTCCACTTATACTAGGTGGAAGATCTTTAGGGTTAATCCAATATTCTACTGGCATTTCTATTCTACCATTAATAAAGTCAAACATAGCATCTATCTCCATGTTGTGAATATAGATTTTAATTTGCATGCATTTCATATCTGGGTATGCCATAATTTATAATTTTATTTAAAAGGTTCTCCGCCTAACCAAAGGACAAATGATTTTCTAATTCCTTTAGTAACTGGTTTAACCGAATGTACTAAATAACTAGGAAATAAAGTAACATTTCCTGCCGATCTTGGGGTATACTCTATATTTTCGTCAAATGATGGCCCACCTTGCCAAATACATAAATCTCCACCCTCATATTCACTAGCATCAGATAGCTGTACAGTTATTGATATTTTTCTATGAGATGCGATCCCAGGGCCTAAATCTTGGTGCCAATCATATTTACCTAATTCACTAGCATCATATTCAGTATATTGTATTGACTCAGGTGCTGATTTTAAATCAAATCCCCATATTTCATTATTAGCGATATTGGCCAATTCCATTAGCCTATGATATAGCCAATCCCAATCTTCAGTATGTGGAATCCATTTAATATTGGATCTACGATCGCTTGTACTCGAATCAAGTGTTGTTGCTCTTTGATAATCTAACAAAGTAACTTCGTTTTCTATTTTATGTAATTCTTCTCTTGAAAAAGCCTTTTCAAACGTATACCAATTAACTATTTCACAATCCCTTGGGCTAAATGAATATCTATTGCTTTCCATAGTATTATCCTTTAAAGACTACATTAACATATCCTTCATCTTCACCATATCTAGATTCAGCATGAATTGGATAATGGGGAGCTTCCTCATATGCCCAATCATGTTGTCCTAATTCTTCAAATCTAGCTTTAATTTGTTTGTTATAATATGATGCTATTGTTCTTGTTCTTCTTTGAATATCTGCTCTAGATAAATCATGAGTGTTTCTACCACCAGCATTATTATATAAGAATTGAATATATGATAACTTAGGAATCTTACACATTATTGTATTTAAAAAAGTTCTAACTATTAATTCATAATCATCAACAACTGTTAAACTTCTATTGTGTCCTCCAATCTCAAAGTATGTTGTTCTTCTCCATGCTCTAATGTGATTTGGAACTCCAACAATATGTCTGATTGTTTTTGGGTTTATATTTTGTTGATTAGCAGGAGATAACTTTCTACCTTTATATTCTTCATCTCTGTAATTTCCATATCCTAACGCAAATCCTGGTTCGTATTTATTATTTTCCCATTGCTCTGTAACTTCAGCAGTATCTCCATAAAAGAATCCACATTCAGGGTGGGCTTGTGCTGCATTGTGTAAATCCATTGCACAATTTTCAGCAAGTAAATCATCATGATCTAGCTCTGCAAGAATATATCCTCTTGCCATGGCACATGCTCTCCACTTTACTTCCCCAATACACCCTCCTGATTTTTCTCTAAGATCATATATCTTTACTCTTGGATCGTTCTTTGCAATATCTTCTGCTATTTTTAAAGTTCTTCCACCGTCAGTAGAATCATTCATTAATACCCATTCCCAATTAGGATATGTCTGTGCAGCCACCGACTGGTATGTTTCATATAACTTTTCCTTAGTATTGTATATTGGTGTGAAAAACGATATTAAACTTTCATCGTTCATATTAGTAGGATCTAGCATTGCTTGCTCCGAAACACCGTATGATATATTACCAACGTTTTGTAAGTCTTCTTTATTATCTATATTAATCCACTTACGTCTAAATTGTAATGGTAATGAA